CTGGCAATCCACGTGGAGGGAGCGAACGACATCCAGACCGCTACAGTTGTTTCCAGTGCGCCTTTCTCGTCAATTGGACGCAAGGCGATCACACCAAAAGCCAACACTCCAGAGTCAACGTCCATAAAAACCACTGTCGCGCGCGCGATCACTTGCACCGTATCAGTTGGCGCACTTACGGCCGGCAAACTGACCGGTTATCTGTACTACGTTGAAGGCATTGCTTCAGCGTAAGGGATGACAACATGAAAATGATCATCATCAAGAAAAGCGGTATCACAATGGTTGTGCCTGAGGTGGAAATTGATTTTTACAAGCGCGCCGGCTACCAGGTTGTGAAGGCTGAAGCTCAGGTTGACGAAGATCCGGAACAGGAACAGCCAAAAAAACCGCGCAAAAGCGTTTCTACAGAAACACCCGATGAGTAAAGGGAGCTGACTATGGCAGTTCACACCACTTATGAGTTTTATACGAGCACATATCTGGGCACTGCCATAGACAGTGACGATTTTCTGAGGCTGGCAACACGGGCGTCTCAAGTAATCGACAACCTGACATTCAACAGGGCGTTGGACGTGATCACGGCAGATGAAGACGCAGTGACGATCGAGATGATCGAGATGGCGGTGTGCGCCGTGGCGGACGAGATGCACCTGCAGGAATCGAACGGAAACGTGGACGGCATAACCAGTGAAAGAGTCGGCAATTACGCGGTTACTTTTGGAGCTGGTTCAAAGGCAACGCTGAGCAACGAAGAAAAGCAGGAAAAGGCAGCCCGGTTCTACCTAGGACAAACGGGATTGATGTTCAGAGGGTTCACCGATGCGGAATAATGCTGATCTGACGATCTACAACAAATACATTGACCCGGCGACCCGGACCGAGGCCTGGCAACGCACGCAGATCCGCGGGGTGTTGTGGGAAAACCGCAAGGCATCCAATGTACTGGCAAGCGGCGGCAACATGGCGGCAAACCAGGCGAATATCTATGTACCTTTCATGCGCGGGGCGGAATACCTCCCCTATACTGAGTGGCTACAGCTCTCGAGCAAAACCGGTTACTGGACCTTCCAGGATGGTGATTTTGTGGTGAGGGGATTGGTAAATGATGCCATTTCGGGTTCGTTCACAATCAGCGACCTAAAGGCAAAATACCGCGATGTGCTCAGTATCAGGAGTGTTGACACGATGGACATGGGCAGCTACGGAATGTGTCACTGGCAGATCGGAGCGGCATGAGCGGCCCGGTCATCGAAACACCCCGTGGGAAGATCGTGACCACCGCTAAGGGTAAAGCCGAGTTGAAGTGGAACACGAATTTTCAGCAGAAATGGCAGCAGCGATACTCGGCATCACAAAAGTTTGTTGACTCAGAGGTGCTGCGTTTGTGTGAACCCATGGTACCGCTACGAACGGGAATGCTGGTCAAATCAGGAATTCTCGGAACGGATGTAGGCAGCGGCACGGTTCAATGGATTGCACCATATGCGAAGGCGCAGTATTACAGGGCGCGTGAAGTTGGCAGCATGACGGGTCCGCAACGCGGGCCGTTCTGGTTCAGGCGCATGAAAGAAACACATCAAAGAAAAATCATTGAAGGTGCGCGCAGTATTGCCGGAAGAGGGCAGAAATGAGCGTGATTCAAGCGGTCAGAACATACCTGGCAACTTACTCTGGGCTAAAAGCCAACGCGCCATTGTGGGTAGACTACCTGGGCAGCAATCCCACTCAGTACGCGGTGGTACCGCTGGCTGGCGGGAAGATCGTTGAGTCGTACATCGACGGCAGCTCATTGAGAGAATTCCCGTTTGCGTTTCAGTCGATGGAGCGCACGGCGGATGACCTGGAGCGGCTTGAGAATAACGGTTTTTTTGAAGCTTTTTCGGATTGGCTGGAGAGCCAGAGTAACGCAGGGATATTCCCGGTTTTGGGCGCAGGCAAAACACCTGAATTGATTGAAGCCCTGGGGTGGGGATATCTTTACGAGCAAGGCGAGTCGGACAGCGGCATTTACCAGGTGCAATGTCGGCTCGTATATCAACAGAATTAGGAGTTCTAAATGGCAAAAATTAAGCGTTCTGAAGTAATGACGTTCTTGAACACAAACCCCAGCGGGGCGGCCAGTTACAAGTTAGTTGGCGATGGCGTGACAGCCGGCTCGATCGGGTACAACCCCAAAACGACCGAGGAAACCTATATCCACCAGGATAGCGCGTCGATCAGCGTGGATTCATACGCGCCCAATTTGCCGGTTGAAGCGACGGCGGTGAGCGGGGATGATGTGTTTGAGTTCATCGACGGGTTGCGCATAGCCAGAGCGGTTCTTGATGCAGCTGAAACCGATATTGTCAATGTGTGGGCGTATGAGTCGGGCGGCCCAACGGCGTACCCGGCGGAAAAGCAGGCAGTGTCCATTCAGATCGATGAATTTGGTGGTGATGGTGGCGCGGCAGTGAAGATCAATTACACGATCAACTTCATCGGAGATCCGATCCCGGGAACATTCAACGCCAACACCAGTGCGTTTACGCCGAGCTGAGGAGGCTAAATGGCTAAGATCAAGCGCAGTCAGTTCAGGTCATTCCTGAACACAGGTTCGATTGGTACACCAACCTGGTCGTTGATCGGTGACGGGGTTACGACCGGTATGATCGCGTATAACCCAAAGACCACGGAGGAAACATATATCCACGAAGACAGCGGGACAATCTCAGTGGATTCTTATGCCCCCAACATGCCGCTTGAAGCAACGGCGGTTGCGGGTGACGAGGTTTTTGAGTTCATCGATGCCTTGAGGAAATCACGGGCGGTGCTATCGCTTGCCGAAGCGGAAGTAGCTAACGTGTGGCTGTACAAAGAAGCGATCGGCGGGTTTTATCCAGCCGAAAAACAGGCAGTCTCGCTGCAAGTTGATGAATTCGGTGGTGACGGCGGGGCAGCCGCCAAGATGAATTTCACGGTCAATTTTGTGGGCGAGCCGGTTCTTGGGCGATATAACCCTACTGAGGAGGAGTTCTCAGAATTGAACGCGCCGGCAGCTAACACGCTGACCACGTTGACGTTGGGGTCTGGAACCCTTGCACCGTTATTTACGGCGGATAAGTCGAACTTGTTCTACACCACGAGCATTGCCGCGGCTACGGTAACGGTCTCATCTGTACTGAGCGGTGCGACAATTGTGCAAAAGTGCAATGGGGTTGTTGTTGCCCAAGGCGACCCGGCATCTTTGAACCTGGGCGAGAACACAATCACGATTGATGTGACTGTGGGCGCAGTGACCGTGACCTACTACATCAAGGCAACGAGGACGGTGTAAATGCCAATGGATTCAATCAGGATAGATTCCGGGGTCAAGCAAATTGCGATCAACGATGACGAATCCAGGGTGATCGAGTTCAACCCGAAAGATATTGTTTTTGTTGAGAGGTTCTACGGCCTGATCAGTGAATTTGAGCAGAAAGAGGTTGAGTTCCTGGAAAAAGCCAGGGCAATTGACGACAAGAAAGAAAAAGATGCTTACGGTATCCCGGTAAACACGGGCGAGTCTTTGAAGCTATTGCTGGAAATGTGCAATTACCTGCGCAGCCAGATCGACAAGGTTTTTGGTAATGGAACATCACAAATTGTGTTTGGCGAAACTCAGACTTTGAATATGTTCGAGCAATTTTTCACCGGGATCACACCATTTATCCAGGAGGAACGCGAAGATCGAGTAAAGCAGTACAAGGCCAGGCGATGAACATCCTGGTAGATCAGTTACCGGTTGCGCTTGAGGTGAATGGCGTGAAGTATCTCATTGATGCAGATTTTCGAACTTGCCTAAAAATCATCCTGGCGTTTGAGGATGCCGAACTGGCGGGTGTGGAAAAAAGCGCCGTGTTTTTTGACAACCTGTTCGTTGATAAACCAGACGACATTGGCGCGGCGCTGATTGCTGGAACGTGGTTCCTGAACGGCGGTGAAGACGAACCTCAGGAGAATGATGGTCCAAGAGTGTTTAGTTGGGCAAAAGATGCACAACTGATATACGCGGCGTTTCAGCAGACACATGGTATTGATCTACAGGCAGTTGAGTTTCTGCATTGGTGGAAGTTCGTGGCCTTGTTCATGGACCTGGGCGCAAATACTGCTTTTTGCAACCTGGTAGGGTTGCGCCGGCGGGTAAAAACCGGAAAAGCGTCCAAAGAAGAGCGCGCAGCGGCCAGGGAAATGGGTGAGGCGTTCAACATTCCGGAAATTGACGATCGCTCAATAGAGGAACGGGAAGCGGAACGCGCATTTCTCGCAATGGTGAACGGAAAGGCTGGAAATGGCTAAATACGACGGTACGATCAGGATCGATACCAGGATTGACGAAAAAGGCTTCAACAAAGGGGTGGGTAAAATTGGCGTTGCGCTTAAGGGATTAGCGGCGGCAGTTGGTATTGCCTTTGGAGTTGCGGCAATTGTGAACCTGGGCAAAATTTCGGTCAAGGCGGCTTCAGACATGAGTTCCGCTTTTACCGGTTTGAAGTCGATCATGGACGGGCAGGGCAAAAGCTTTTCCAACGCGAAAGCATTTATCAATGATTTCATTGAGGACGGTTTGATCCCGGCTGAAAACGCCATCACTGCATACAAGAACCTGGCAATGCGCGGGTACGACACCGATCAAATTGAAAAAACGATGATTGCCCTTAAGGATGCCTCGGCATTTGGAAGACAGGCGTCTTTGAGTATGGGGCAGGCATTGCAAAGCGCTACTGAGGGTTTGAAAAACGAAAATTCGATCCTGGTGGATAACGCCGGCGTGACGAAGAACGTGTCAATCATGTGGCGGGATTACGCAGCATCAATTGGCACTACAGTAGACAAATTAACAAAGGCTCAAAAGATCCAGGCTGAAGTGAATGGAATTTTGGAGGAAAGCAGATATCAGGTCGGCGATGCGGCAAGATACTCCAACACGTATGCCGGAAAGCTAGCGATGTTGTCTCAATCGTTTCTTAACTTGAAGGTGGCAGTGGGAAACTCGATCATTCCCATTATTTCAGCAATATTACCGCCCATCACAGCCGCAGTGAATTGGTTGACGGTCTTGTTTAACAAGGTCGCCAGAATAATGAGCTTGCTTTTCGGCACCACAATGGACGCCAGCGCATCGGCAGCTGGAATGGAGCAGGTGGCTGCAGGGGCAAACGACGCCGCAAGCGCCCAGGACGGGCTGGCAAAGAGCACAAAGGAAGCAGGCAAAGCGGCGAAGGGGGCACTGGCACCGTTTGACGAGCTGAATGTGCTGCAACAAGACACGGAAAACGAGGGAGGCGGCGGAGTTGGCGGCTTGAATATGGCTGCGATACCACTGCCGCCGCTTGATACAACTGAACCAGACAAATCATTAGGGCTTTTGGAAGAGAAGATCCTGGCGTTCAAACAAAAGCTGATTGACTTTTTTGCACCGTTTAAAGAGCCACTTAACAGGATTTGGGACGCGTTTGTTAGAATCGGCGCGGCAATAGGGAAGGCTGTTAAGAGTATTGCTGAAGACCTATCACCGATTTTTGTGTGGTTTCGGGATAATGTGCTTCTGCCAATTTTGAACTTACTCGCGACCATTTTTGAGAAGATCGCTGAATGGATGGAGAAAAACCCGGAAAAAGTAAAGGGCCTTGTTGTGGCAGTGGGTCTGCTCGGACTAGCCCTCCTCCTCATACTGAGTCCGGCGGCTCAGGTAATCGCGATAATCATGCTCATTATCACCGTGGTAGGGTTATTGATCAAATACTGGCCGGAGCTCAAGAAAGCGGCAATAGAGACTTTCCAGATGATTAAGACGGGAGTTATAAACCTGTGGAACAGCATTACGACCATCTGGGGAAATATTGGCACCTGGTTCCAGACGAAAGTGATCGATCCCCTGGTGAAAGCGTGGGACACGGCAACAAAAGCGATCGGAAAATTCTTCACCAATATCTTTGACGGGATCAAGTTGACCGTGAAAACAATGATCAATTCGATCATCCTGGCGATCAACAACTTTTTGAGCGGCGCGGTTGGCGGGATCAACGCC